GTCTTCAGCGGGGTCTCCCCCTTCTTCAGGCTCCGGCGCTCCACCGTCTTGGTGATGGTCACGTCCTGGCTGTAGGTGACGTTGGCCTCCAGGTCCGTCACGCTGACGCGCACGATGCGCTTCTCCGTGTCATCGAACACGGTCATGGTCTCTGGCAGGATGTTGGTCATGCAGCGGATGGCGGCCTCAGCGAAGCGGATGCTGGGGCCCTCCACGCCCTTGCCGATGGGCTTGTTGTAGATGGCGGCGTCAGCGAAGCCGGGGCGGCGGCACTCCTTCAGGAGGGACTGGCGCACGGTGTCCACGTCCCGGGGCCGGTTGATGGCCACCAGGTAGCGGGCCTCCACCATGGCCTTGGCCTGGCTGGCCAGGGCAGCGGTGGCGGTCTCGGCGGGCGCCTGGGTGGCTAGGGCCTGCGGGCTGTAGGTTTTCAGTTCTGCGTTCATAGAGGGGCGGCCTCTTTCTGCCCTATCGGGCGGTGAACCGGAGCACACGGGCGCCGGGCTTGGTGGTGGTGAACTGTGGGATCAGATCGGGGCGGTTGCAAGCCTTTGCCAGCGCCTCCCAATCGGTCACCTCACTGTCCTTGTTGTTTTTCCAGGTGCAGAGTCCGGGGATGGCCATGGCCTCCCCCATGTAGGCGCGGATCCGGTTCTCCGCCTCCTTCTTCTGGGCCTCCAGGGACTTGATGGAGGCGTCCAGTTCGTTGCGGCGCTGGGCCAGTTCCATCACCTCCGGCGTGGCGGCCTTCACCAGGCCCGAGGCCCGGCTGTAGCGGCCGGCCAGGTAGCGGCTGGAGCTCTCGCTGCCGTCAGGGTCCGGGGGGACGTCCTGGACGATGTGGCGCTCCCACCACACGGCCACGCGCTCCCGGATGATGGCCTCGTTCTCCAGGTCCCGGTAGAGGCGGAAGGTGGCGAACTCCTGACCGCTGAACAGCACGGCCAGATCCGCGAAGGGTGCATCGGTGACCATCATCTGCACGGTCAGCTGGGTGGCGTAGTAGACCGGGATGATGTCCGTGCCGGACTCGCCCCAGTCGCCGGTCCTCATGCGGGTGTTCTTCGCGTCCACCGGCGCGCCGTCCTCGCGGATGGCGTCCAGGCTGGCGCCCAGCAGGGTGAAGCCGGGGACACGGCGCAGGGTGTAGGGGTCAGCGAAGGTGATGCCCACACCCTGGGTGTCCGCGTAGGCCTCCAGGATGGGGCGCTCCAGGCGCCGCCCCCAGCGCATGGCCTCGTTCTCCGTGGTCTCAGACAGCCCCTTCTTGTCCAGGTAGACCTGGATGGGGCTGCTGAAGCGGGACAGGCCGAGGATGGCGGCCACGTCCGTGCCAGTGATGGCCGTCTTGCGGTCCTCCAGCCAGAGTCTGCGGCGCTCCTCCTCCGTGAGGATGGGGCGGATGGGGGCGGTGGTCATGGCGGCGTGCACCATGTCCAGCCCGGCGCTGAGGGCTTGCACTTCGGGCGTCATCGGGCACCTCCCAGGATGGTCAGCAAGTAGCCGCGGGCCTTGGCAAGGTCCACCAGCTTCTCCGCATTGCGCCATCCAGGGCGCTGCCCGCGCTCCCACTTCTTTGGCAGGGTGCGGTCACAGCCCACAGCTGTGGCCACCTCGTTCTGCCCGAGCAGGCGGACCAGCTCCGGCAGGGTGATGGGTTTGGTTTTCTTCATGGCATCGGCCTCCAGGTGGGGATCGTCCCCACCTCCAGTTTGGGGAACATCGTTCCCGCCGCAAGTGGGAAAGTTGTTCCCAGTTGGGCCAGATCCGCCGGCGCCGCGTCACCACTCCATCCGGGCCCATGACATCCTCCCGGATCTGCAGCACCCACTTCTGGCGCAAATTACAGCCGCCTCTTGGTCTCCTGGTGAAAAGCAAAACGCCCGGGTTTCCCCGGGCGTCCCCACACTCGTCCCCACACTGGAGTCATGCAGTCCCCAGCATGGCGCCGCGGAGCTCGAGGCGCAAGGGGCAAGCGAAAGCCCCGGATGGCCGGGGCTTCGTTTCGCGGGACCGTCGAGGGGTTCATCCTCGCGTTGATCCCCCTGGGGTTCAGACCAGGCGGCCCGTGTTGGGTGCGGAGGCCGGACTTGAACCGGCGGCCTCTGGCGTATGAAACCAGCGTTCTACCGCTGAACTACTCCGCGGTCCCAGGATAGCGGCCCGCGGGGGTAACGCAAGGGTTAGAACCGGACCCCGATCATGGCCCGGGCGCTCCACTGGCCGGGCAGGTTGGTGAAGGTGTCGTGGGTCACTTCGGCGCCGGCACGGATGAAGGCCAGGTCGCGGTGGATGAAGGCTCCCATGCTTCGGCCGCCTCCGGAGGCCACGCCGTAGACTCCGCCGGCCGCCCACTTGGTCACCCGTGGCGCCGGGGCATCGGGCAGGGTGGGGATGTCCACACCGCCCACCACCTTGCCGTCCGGGCTCGAGGCGATCACGCGCCGGCTGTCGTCCGGCATCTTCACCAGGGCCAGGTCGATGCGGACGGGCGGGCAGGGGGGCCGGGGCTGGCGGTCTGCGGTGGTCGAGCGATCGGACCCCAGCGTGGCGTCATTTGCCGAAACATCGAACGCGGAGGGGGGCAAAGGCTCCGGGCCTGGGTTTGGATGGACGGTCACCTGGACGATGCGCTCCACCTTGGCCCCCTTGGGGATCTGCTGAGGGGCCTTGGCGTCCGCCTGGGGCTTTCGCTCCAGGACCAGGCTGCCGTCCGGCTGCTTCACTGGCGGGGCGTAGGTCTCCACCACTGGCGCCTTCGGGCTCCAGAGTTTCCAGCCGATCCCCAGCCCCGCGGCGATGCCTGAGGCCAGGACGACGGCCCAGGCGATCAGGCCTTTCGTTGCATCGCTCATGCTCCACCGTCCTTATCCGGCGCTCCCGCGCTCGTGGTCTGCGCTGCATTGGATCCCTTCTTGAAGAGGCCGCCGGTGATGGCGGTGAGGAAGGCGCTGAAGGCCAGCACCAGGTTGCCGTCCCGCGGGCCGGTGTAGAACCACCAGGTCAGCCAGCCGATGGCGGCCAGGAGGCCCACGGCATAGGCCGCCAGGTTCACCTCGAGGCTGGGGTCCAGGCTGTTGAAGGCCCGGCCCAGGCCTAGGCGCGGGCGTAGCGTTTCGATCAGGGCGCGGAGCTGGTCCATGATCACCACCTCACACTGATGGACACGGTGGCAGGCGCCCCGGTCCAGGCCACGTCCCCGGCGCGGAAGCGGCCGCCGTGCTTGCGGTCATAGAGTTCCTTGGCCACGCCCAGCCCCCAGGCCACGGCGATGCCGGTCTTGGGGTAGCCCTGACGGCGGCCAAACTCCGCCACCCCCAGGCCCACCAGCGCGTGCACGGTCTTGTGCTCCACGTAGGTGCGGCGGTCCGGGGTCATGGCCAGGGCGGGCAGGCAGAGGAGGAATGCAAGGACTCTACGCATGGGCGGCCTCCGCGGGCGGGGTCCAGATGGCGAACAGCGGGTAGTGCAGGCCGTGCGGCCCGTTGTCCTCCGTGAGCAGCTCATGGCGAGCCACGTAGGCATGGGCGGACACGGGGAGGCCCAGGTGGACGCAGCCGCGCTCGATGATCAACTGGTCCACCTCCTGCATGAAGGTGGGGTGCTGGCGCAGGGCGTCCCAGAACTCCTGGGGGGTGATGCCGGGAGGCACCACCATGTCCGCGGCGCTGCCCTCCAGGTGGGCGCTGGTCGTACTCACGCTGCCCACCGCCTTGTTCAGGGCCGGACATCGGTAGCCGTAGCTGATGCCGGGCAGGACCACACGGCCCGTGGCGGTGGACAGGATAGCGAAGGCCTCCTCTACCTTTTCGGCCGTGCGCAGGATGTTGGCGGCCAGGGAATCGGGCGGGGTGTTGTCGATCTCCGGGTGCCGGCCGCTGGTGGTCATGGACTCCAGGCTGATGTGTGGCGTGAGGTTCACCGGCCACCTCCGAATTTCAGCGGGCAGTTGTCCGCGTGGCACTGGATTTCCGTGCGGAGCTCGTTCCTGGTGTCCCGCAGGTCATCCTTGGTCGCATACTCCCGGGCCATCGTGGTGTCCAGCTTGGCCACGGTGGTGCTGAGGGTGGCGATGGCCGTGTTCAGGGAGTCGATGGACTGGCGGAACTGGGTGGTGACGCGCTCCAGGGCGCGGGTGAACCCCTCGCGGGCCTCCTTCAACGCGGCCTCATGGTCCAGCCGGTTCTGGTTGACCACCTTCCACAGTTTGTCCTTGGCGGTGACCTCCCGCCAGATGAAGGCGGCGAGGGCCGCCCCCAGGACAGCCACCAGTCCCCGCATCGCGTAGGTTTCAAACTCTGCGCCCATGTGTGCCCTCGGTGCTTTCGTGATCTGTTGCATGGTGCCCTCCAGGGGGCGGGTCAGCAGTTGATGGCCGCCGCGGCTTTCTTCCCGGATCCGGCAACTCCGCCATACAGCCCTTCGATCCAGACGTCATAGAGTTCGCCCCAGTATTGCGAAAAATCCGCGAGGGCGGAGTTCCCCCAGCCGATGGCGCTCATCCTCACCTGCACCAGGGTCTCGTCCTGGGTTGGGGAAAGGCTGACAGAGGTGAGGGCCACGCCTTGAACCCCGGTGACGCTAACCCAGCCCGGGAAGTAGGACCAGGAGGCCCCGCCGTTCAGGCTATATTCGATGGACACGTCCCCGCCCAGGCCGGATGGATCGTTCACCAGGGAAACGGCGGCATTGATATTCAAGGTCTTGGCGGTGTAGGCCTGCACCGGCATGGCGGTGAAGGTGTGAACCGTGAGGTCTGCCTCCTTCTGAGTGTCATGGGAGGCGTTGCCATTCCCGTACACCCCGGCGGACGTGGTGGTGTCGTTGACGGCCCCATCGTAGGCGTTGCCCGCATTCACCACAGAAGCCGGAACCTGCATGGACACGGTGTTCGCGGTGGGCTTGGTGGTGTTCAGTGCCATGTCCGCCCCCTACCTGTTCGCTTCCGCGAAGTCGCACACGATGGAGAGGTTCGAGGGCGGGGTGGAACCGATGCCGGTCACCCCCCAGGACAGCACGTCACCAGCCGCGAAGCTGATGGGGGTGGTGGTGATGTTCGTCATGGCCTGGTTCGCCAGGGCTGCGCTGATGGTCCAGGTGTAGGCCGCCACGCCGTTCTTGTAGAGGACGATGGTGGTGGTGCCCACGTTGGCCACCGCGTTGTCCTTGTAGTAGTCGATCCGCTGCAGGGTGCGGGGCACGGGCATCCGCAGGACCGGCTGCTTGTCCGTGGTGGCGATGACGCTCTCATAGTAGGCCACCACCTCCCGGTGGATGACCTCCGCGGAGGCGGGCACGGAGGACACACGCCAATCCACCACGGCGGTGACGGTGCTGACCCCGGTGGTGACCACGGCCATGGGGCAGCGGCCCGCGGTCCAGCCGGTGGTGTTCGCGCTGACGGTGCCGTCCGTGGTGCGCTCCACGTAGTTGGTCTGCGAGGCGGTCAGGGCCACGGTGCCCGCGGCGATGATGGCGGGGACCTGGCTGGAGTTCAGCACCACGCCGGTCTTGTAGCCGTAGTTGAGGCCGCTGGTGGTGCCAGGGTCCCAGCCGAAGGGATCTTGGAGGCCCAGGTTGGGGGCGTCCATCCGCAGGCCCGTGCTGATGTGGGCGCTGTTCGCCGCGTTCCTGATGCGCAGGATGGGGCTGAGGGTGGAGGTGTCCACCCAGAGTTGGAAGGCGTAGGTGGTGGACGGCGCGGTGCCACCGGACTGGTTGGTGGCCATCGCCTGGAGTGCCGCGTTCAGGTTGGTGAGGAACGTGGCGCCGTTGCTGTCCGGGATGTTGAGGGTGTTTTGACTCATGGGGTTCTCCTAGCTGGGTTGAGGGGTTGCGGCAGCATCCTCGGCTGCCCAATCGTCACAGAGTTCTTTCGTGGCGGCCAGCATACTCATGGCCTTGGCGTTGCCCTGGACCATGAGGACGGACCGGCGGACGCTTGGCAGGTTGCGGTCTCGGGACAGGATTGTGCCGTCATCGAGCAGGTGCAGGCGCTCCCGGTGGGCCAGGAGGGTGTAGTCCGTGCCGAATTCGCAGAAGCACTCCACTTTCCAGGTGCGCTCCACGATCTTCACGGTGAGGGTGGCGGTGCCGTTCTCGATGCTCATGTCAGTATCCTTGGGCGAACCAGTTGACGGTGCGTGCCACGCCCGTGCCGCCGTTCTTCACCTGCACGGTGAAGCCGGAGGTGGAGGGGCCGGCGGTGAAGAAGATGTCATCCCCTGCCACGGCATTGGTGATGGTCACCTGGACGTTGGGCACCTGCTGGAAGGCCCGGGTGAAGGACACGGCGGTGCCGCCCGCGGCCAGGGACACGCCCGTGCCCCGTTCAGCCCGGTCCGGCACGTCCACGGTCCAGGTGAAGGTGCTGAGAACCTGGGTCAGCCCGGTGTCCGTGCTGGTCAGGACCGCCTGCATCTTGAACTTGCGGCCGCTGTAAGTGCCAGGGATGAAGTTCTGCCAGGCACCATAGACCCCGGCGCCATCGCTCACGGCGATCTGCAGGCCCACGGAACCCTTGCCCGCCACGTTGCCCACGATGGACGCTATGGCCGCGATACTGGGCTTCGTGCTGATCTGGCTGTAGGGGTCGGCGGTGTAGCTGGTCCAATTCGCGGTGACGGTGCAGGGCTGGACCGTGGTCACGTCCACTTCATGCACACCCGGCACGGTATAGGTGCCGGACGCCGCCACCACACCCATGAAGGCCAAGGACGTCACCCCGCTGATGGAAGCCAGGCTGCTGATCATGGTCCCGGCGCCAGTCAGCTGCACCAGGCTGGACACGTTGGCCGCGCCACCCCCGAAGGTGCCCGCCCAACCGGTGGCTTGCTCGTCCCAGGTCTGGACCACGTTCTGCACCAGGGCGCCACTGAGCACCAGGCTGGCGGGGTTGATGGAGTAGGTGGTGCCATAGCGGGCCGCCACCCAGTAGGTGCCGGAACCGTTGGCGGGGAAACGGGTCACCGGGGTGCGCCCGAGCACCTGGGCGCTGCCCCAGGTCGGCCCCTTCCGCACCTCGTAGTCCACGGCGCGGTAGTCCACCACGGGGTCCCACTGGAGGACCGCCTGGGCCGCCTGGTATGCGGCGGTCAGGTTGGCCACGTCCGAGGGGGGCGCGTTTAGGGCCGTGCCCTTGATGACGTAGGTGTAGGGGTCCACGTCTGCAAGGGCCTGTTGCCCCCCGCCGTAGACGTTGCGGGAGGCGAACTTGATGTAGAGGGTCTTCCCCACCTGATCCTCGCGCAAGGGGAAGCGGAACACGGAGGGAGGGTCCACCCGCAGGAACGGGCTGGCCGCGGCATGGGCGCCGAACCCGGAACCGAACAGGCCTCGCTGGAGGCGGGTCAACACGTAGTTGTAGACCCCGCCCAAGGCGCTGTCCCGGTAGGCGAACCACTCCCCACCGCAGAAGCAGAGGGTGGAGTAGGCGGCCAAGTCCGCGTCCGAACCGCTGAGGATCTGGGTGCGGGACAGGGTGGTGTCCACCGGCACCGTGGTGGCCGTGTCCAGCCCCGCGGCACTGGCGGCGTTCATGGTGCCGGACAGGACGCCCTGGCGGGCCGGTGCGGTGATGTCTCCCTGCAGGGTGTAGCTGTTGCCGTCCAGACTGACCCACACCTGGGACTGGCCCCACAGGGCGCCCCCGCTGGCGGCAATCCACAGTTCCAGCTTCCCCGCGGTCTGCTGGAAGTAGGGCTCCATGATGATGGGGGCGTTGATGTTGCCGGGGTCCACGTTGAAGTCCCCGATGTAACCGCTGGCCGTCTGGCTGCCATAGCGCGGCGGCATCGCGCCACCCAGGGGCCAGTCCTCGGCCTTCACGGTCAGGTCCCCGTATTCGTTCTCCTCCACCTCGGTGACGCGCACCAGGTAGCGCTTCAGCCCCAGGGCGGCGTCCGTCAGGGTGATGGGGTCCATCGGTTCCAGGAGGGCATACTTCCACCCCAGGCGTAACTCGTAGCTGTTCCGGATGTAGAGCTTCCGCTGGAGGATCTGCTGGGCCACCACCTGGGCCACGGACGCGGTGGTGACGCAGTGTAGCTTGATGGGGTCCGCGGTGCGCAGGCCATAGGCTTCGATGTTGGCGCTGTCCTTCGCCTCCACGGTCTCGATGTTGTAGTCCCGCGCCCGGTTGCGGAACTCCACCACCACCTGGTTCCAGGCGTCCGCCGGGGTGCTGCGGGTCACCTTGATGGGGTCCTCCTCGCCTTCCCGCAGGTAGTCGTCATCCGTCAGGTCGTAGAGGGGCGTAGGGTCCGGGGTGTAGGTGCCGAAGCTGAGGATGCCGTCCCCGGTCAAAGATTGGTCCGCGTAGGGGATGATCTTCAGCACGTTGCCGGACCACACGGGCGCGGAGTTGGTGGCCACGAAGATGTCACCCAGGGCTTCGCTGGCAGGCCGCTTCTCGCTGAACACGGGGGACAGGAAAATGCCCTGGGCCTGGCAGAACGCGGAGTAGGTGGTCCAGTCCCCAACCCGGGCCACGGGGAAGCCGGACAGGTTGACCATGAAGTCCTGCACCGCGTCCTTGGGGTTGGCGTCCACAATGCCGCTGCCGTAGATCAAGCCGCCCTTGACCTCGAACCCATAGTTCTTCATGTGGGCGGAGTTCCCCAGGTCCATGGTCGGGAACGCGACATAGGCCACGCCGGAGTAGGGCAGGGCCTCGGATGGATGCTTGCTGCTGACGTAGGACCAGGGCTCTTGCCCCAGGGAGCCCAGGAACAGAACCCCCCCCACCTTCTCCATGGCGGGGAATGCCACCCGACTAGTGGGGTCTCCCTTGATGCGCAGCACGCTGTCCCGGTAGATTTCCTTGTCGGCCCAGATCGCGCCCACCCCCACGATTGGGCCGCGCCCAAGGGCCAGGATGATGGCCGCGGTGTAGGTGTAGGTCGTCTGGGTCATGGTGGTCCCGCCGCCGCCCTTGCCTGCGGACTGGCTGGTGGTGTGCGGGATGGGGGTGAAATCCTGGTAGTAGATCAGATTCGGCGCCACACGGTTGGTGCCATAGACCACGGTCAGAGGCGCCCCGTAGGTGCTCTGCTGAATTTCCATCCCGGCCATCACCTGGTCGGTCTGGGAAATGGTCTTGCTTCCGCCGCCCATCAGCCCCTCCCCTTCCAAATCGACCACGAGCCTGCCAGCCGCCGGGGGAGCAACGGTTCCTGTTCCCCGTGGCCCAGCATGACACCTTGGTTGAGGTAGCTGTGAATGACGGTGGGCCAGGCCACCACGATGGCGCCGTGGGACAGGCACCTGCCGAAGCGGTAGAGCACCAGATCCCCAGGCATGGGGGTCTCCCCAGGCGCCAGGGGCGCGGCGAACTCCTGGACCCATCCCAGATAGACCTGCTCGGACCTGTGCAGGTGCCAGTCTGGGGGATACGGCCGGGGGTCGATGTGGGGGATGTGGCCACAGGCCTCGAACACCTCCAGGAGCAGCATCCCGCAGTCCACGCCTGCCCCCTTGATGCGCCCCTGGTGGTGGTAGGGGGTGTTCATCCAGGTCAGGGCCTCCTGGACCACCTGCAGGCGTTCCGCCACCTCCTTGGTGGGCATGGTGTCGGGCATGGCGGCATGGGCCTGGAGCATGATGTCAGCGATCATCGGGCGGTCTCCGGCACAGGGATGAACGGTTCGGCGGAGAACTTGGAGGAGTTGCCGTAGGACGCGCACTTGGCGGGGGTCTTGTCGCAGCCGGGATACAGCTTGATGCCGTCACCGTAGCCGGGCACACGCGGCAGGGGCAGCCCAAGGGTCACCTTGCCGGGGGCATAGGTCAGGATAGTGCGCTTGATCCCCGCCATGTCCCCGGAGGTGAACAGGAGCACCCCCTGGTCGAAGTAGCCCGCGGCCTGTCCGAATCCGGTCACGTTCAGCACCCGGTTGGTGTTGCCCCCCGACATGGTGCCGAGGGCGCTGATGGATTCCTTGTCGAAGCCGCATAGGGCGTCCCCGAAGGTGCGGCGGCAGGAGGGCTGGTAGACGTCCGGCGGGGTGTTGATGTTCAGGCGCTCAAGTTCGGACTTCACCTTGACGTTGGCCTCGCTTCGGCTGAAGGCGATTTCGCTCACGGACCCGGAGAACAGCACCACGGAGTCCACCACCGTGGCGGGATCCGACAGGAACACACGGCGGAGGGTGAAGGTGGCACCGTCCAGCAGGCCGTTGTTGACGGCCCACATGAAGGGCAGGCTGCCCACGGTGTCCGTGCTGGCCGGGGTGACGGTCAACTCCATTTCGTCCACCTCCAGGCCCACGGCCACGCGGGTGCGGTTCCGCTTGATCTTCA